CTCAAAGGACTTCATTTTAAAATCTTTATCTTCAGTAAACTCATAATACTTATCATTTTCTACATCTCTTATTGGTCTATCTTTATAGACTAATGATATTCTGTTGATTAGTTTCTTGGTTAGATTAACACAATATATAGGTATTTCTTGTTGTAGTGTACCTGAGAAATATTGATCTATGTATTTAGCAGTATTGTTATATGTGTAATAATCAAGTGCTTCATCTCTTGTTTCGAGCATTGCACTTTGGTTTTCCCATTTTAACTGCCTAATAGATTCCTCTATTATATCTTTTGCATTACTATATACTATCATTCCCTCTCCTAAGCCATATATGTTTTTGTTACAGGTTTTTTAACAGGAAATTCATAATCTATGCTATATCTAAAAGCATCAGTAAGGTGTGTAAGGCTTGAATTAGACTTATCTATTTCTCTTGTTCCTTCTTTTAATACTACTTGTTCCAAGTCCTTTATAAACTCCTTACATTTAGGATCTATTATAGTTAAATCCATTGCCTTATTAACTGCATTAACACTATCAATTATTGATGGTGCTTTCTTCTTTACTCGTAATCCAAATCCATTTTGCCTAAGAATATCGTGATCAGACATCATTGCTGATGTATGTCTATTCTTACCTGCAGGATCAGGATAACAAATATAGTGTCCTGTTGTATCAACCACTCTATTTGGTCGTAATAAGTTGGGATTCTCGTATGGGTATTTTTCTTTTATTAGTTTAGCAAGTCGTTCAGTCATTAAATCTTGACCTCCACTATGACTTAGTTGCATCTCATCAAATACTTGTATTCTCGGTTTATTTCTATGTATCTGAAACAAAACACAACTAATCGGATCTACATTGAAATCCATTGCTATTCTAATAGGTAGGGAACTATTATATGAAACTTGTTTTACATTTTTATCTCTATCAAAAGCATAATAACAAGTTCCGTATTGTAAATTTACAAAATTACCATCAATATAACTACTGATTAATTTCTCATCATAGTTCTCATATAGTGAATCTATAAAGTCTTGTGGTAGGAATGTATTGTCTGTAGTCTTGCCCTGTATTAAATCATAACCTGTTTTAGGTTTATCTTTCCATAGGTCATATACAAAGTTAAATCCTTCAGGAGTAGTAGTAATCCACCCTGACAAATGCTTACCATCTCTAAGTCTTGATAATCCCATCTTCCAAGCCTTATCATCTTTAAGTAGTGCTGCTTCATCAAGTCCTATACCTGCTAAGTTTAAACCTGCCCATCTTCTGTAGTTTTCTGCTGACCTAAGTATGATGTTAGAATAACCTTTTTTCCATATAATAGTATATTTCATCTCACTTGCTCTATACTTATATTGGAATCCAAGTTGTTGTAATGTTTCTTCTAAGGTTGGTTGCAGCACATCTCTAATCATAGGGAATGTAGGTTCTGCTAATAATATGGTTTTTTTAGGGTTTCTACCTGCTTCTAATAATGCTTTTAATACAAAGGCTACTGTTTTACCACTACCATAACCTGCTACAAGTGCAGGGTATTTTGATTTTGATCTTATAAACTTATTCTGATGTTTAAATACTTTAAAGGACTTCAAGGTCAAAGCCTTCTACAAGTTCATCTTCTAATACTAATGGATTCTCAGATTGTCCTAACATTTGTTTACCAAGCCATATAAGCATAGTTACATTACCTTTTTCTGCTACTGCCCATTGTAGTTGTCTTAACCTTGTTTTGCCTGATGCTCTACCTTTTATCAGATTTTCGTCATAATTCCTTCTGATTGTGCTTTCACTACAACCAAAGAATTGTGCTATCTCAGTATTAGTACAACCAAATTCTGCTAACTCTTGTACTTTACTTGCAGGTATATTATGTTTTTTAGGTCGAGCCATTGTTTTCCTTATTTATTAAAAATTTACTTAACCAATACCATGCAATCTCATAAGGGTTTACTTGGTGTTTAGCACTATACATTTTTTCTCCTAATTGATGGTACTCCTGATGACATGCCCTACATACAGGAATAGCAGAATAGTGTTCAGGTAATTCTTTCTTTCTATCACTACCCATACCTAAGTATTTTACATGATGTGGTTCTACAGGTCCTTTAGTATAACATAAACTACAATGATCCTGCTCTCTAAGATATTGTAAGTATTTATGTGTTAGATACATTAATATCTTCTTATGAGTGTTTTATTATGTTTAGATTCTTCACAATCTTTGTTTAAAACTTGTTGTACACTTAGTTCTAACCATTTTGGAGAATCATCATATATGTAGTTTTCTTCTATTAGTGCATCTATTAACTGCTTACAACCACCTACAAGGTTATCATAGTCTAATAATCTTTTTCTTGTACTTACTATATTGAGATTTAATTTTTTAGGCTCGGTTACTTCTTCTATGTTATTAAGCCTCATTTGGTTACGGATTAGAAGTGCATATTCTTTCTTCAACACAGACTTTTTCGCCCAATGTTGCCTGTCTAATACATTTCTTGATTTTATTGTTATTGGTAAAATCATCATGTGTCCTTATTCGTAGTATAGTGTATATAGTACCACAAATACAACATTGTATAATAATTTAATGTTATTTAAGTTTAATTATGGACAATCCTGCAGATAATGAACTCATAGAAATTATAGCAAGAAATATACTCGATATACTTAAAAGATTAGAGCATATAGAAAATACTAATCAAAGTAATGAGCAAATATTAATGTTTTTAGAAGATATATTTAATCCACCAAAGGATCTTGTATCTTCTGATGAAGAAATGGTAGCATTTTCAAAAGAACTCTACAAACAGATATGTGAGTATTGTGGAGAAGATGGTCTGCAGTTTATGGCTATTGCTTAACTCCAATTTTTAATAACTTCTTCAAACTTATCTATTTCATTAATACTTTCTTGTATTTTTTCTTCATGTTCTTTTGCTTTATCTAAATTAATAAACCTTTTATTATCAGATGTTATATATATCTTTGCTAATTCATGTGTTATCATAATTTTATATCACTTTCTAATTCATTACCCCATATATCCCAATTATCTGATTTTTCTCTTGCAAATAACTCTATATATGGTGCATAAGATACTTTTTCAATCATTTCTCTCATTTCTTGTGGTTTTTGTGAATGTTTTTTAGTTCTTGGTGCTAACAATGCAGTACAGCCTTGTTGTCTTTTTCCGTCTTTAGTTTTATATGGTAATTTACCTTTAATACCAAACAAACAACTTTCAGTTAAACCTCTAAAATATTGTCCTAATCCTGCATTTTGAAGTTTGTAATTATTATATATATCTTTTTCTGCTTTTGTCCAAGTGATCATAGTTACATATCTAAATCCCCATGCTTCCATAACTTTTAATCCATCTTTCAAAAAGTTGTTAGTAACCCACAAATATAAATGACAATTATCATCTGCTATTTTATGTACAGGCAAATTACATATATCGTTTGTTTTCATTAAAGGATAATGTCTATCTGCACCTCTTTTAATTTTTCCACCACCTGATTCATTCCATGCAGGATCTGCATATATAGTTTTATATTTCATATTTACCCTTTATTTTGTTTAATCAAAAAGAATTTTTAAATCATCTGTTACCATAAAGTTGCAACTACCACTATTGTAATTGTGTTCTGATATTAGATAATTTTCAAAATCATTGTTGTGTTCATTTTCTAAACAATCAAAATTAATCAAATTAGAATTTAAAATTCTTATTGAACCATCTTCATAATCTAAAATTACACATTGCATATTTGAACATTCTTTCATTTCCATTTTTACCACCTTTTGTTTATATTATTTAAAATCTCTTTACATAATTCTGATGGAACTATACTTCTTTCATAATTTCCTTTTAATCCTTGTGTGCCTGTCCTAGATCCTCTTGGTGCAGGTTCGTGATGACAATTACGATTACCATTTTTACATACAGGACGTGGTATCCAATTAAAATCATTAGTCCATATATCAGTAGGTTTTGCTCTATTATCTCCATATTGACAATACCATACAGTTCTTCTGTATTCAGTCCAATTCATAATTGGTAACTTTCTTAAAACACCTCTTGGATTTTCTATATAATATAACAAATTAGGATTTTTATACATAAAGTATCTTATAATAGAATTGCTTTTTTTAACTACATTAATATTATTTCTACATTTATCTGTTTTAGGTATATAAGCACCCTTTCCTCCTGTCCAATGATGCCCTAAACTTGCTACACTAAAAGTAGTGCAAGGTGGAGATGCCCAAATAACATCAGGAACACCAAATTCTTTTTCTATATCTGTTGCATTGACATCTAATATATCTTTAACTAAGTCTATACTTTTAAAGTCGCTAAAATCAGTTGTAAATGTTTCCATACCTAATTCTTCTGCTACTTTACTAAAACTTCTACTTCCTGCAAATAGTTCTAATACCTTCATTATAACTCCTTAAAATATATCTTAGTGTATGTGGATTGCTTAATTTCCCAATTATCTACTGTTTTGCTATTTACTATGTAGTGTGTAGCAGTATAATCATTATTTGGGTACACAAACCAATACCAATTAGGTTTTTTATCAGGATTGTTATGTGCTTTATGGTTAATCATAAATATATTGTCTTTTTTCATACCTTTAATATCAAATGTAGTTATATCTATTTTAATATCAGGTTCAGGTAATGGTTTTATCCAAACTATTGGTGCTGCTTTGTATTTATTATTACGTTCATCTAAATAATGTCTTGCAATAAGTTCTGACAATATACCAAGTGTAGATATTTCATGTTCTTGGTTGCCTCTATATGTTTCTGTATCTTTAGTATAAAAACTTTTAGATAGTTCAGATCTAAGTGCTGCAAGTTCATTTGCTAACTTATGAAACATTGCAGGATAAGCATAAGTACCTTTATTAATTATACCCACCAAGAATCTCCTTTTCTCTTTTTTCTAAGTTTGTTTTTTTCTTTATAATAAGAGGAAGCACAGGGTTTGCAATAACTGCTTACCCTGTATTGATTCCTACTGTACCCTGATTTAGGTACTACTTCCTTGCATTTAGGACACTTTTTAGATTCCATATTTGCTACCAAACAATGTTCTTATTTTGAACTTGTATCTTGGTGTGATAGTAGAATTACCACTTAACATACCATAAGCAAGTGTATGGCTACAACCTAATTTCTTAGATAACCATACAGCATTACGTTCTTCACGTTCTAAAATAAGTTTTAGTTTATCCCTAAATGTTATGTCTTTTGGTGCTATAGTTGTCATGTTACCTCCTAAAATGGAATATCAGAAGAATCTTTAGTATCTACACCTTGTGTATAGTCTTGAATCGGTGTATCTTTTGTTGATTCTACTAATGATGGGTTTTTATATACATCATTTGCTAACTTTTCTAATTGCTGTTTAACTTGTTTATTGCAATATACAGAATCGTTGTATTTACCATCTTTATCTTTTACTGATGGATTACCTACCCAATGATTACCATCAATGCTTTCCATTAATTTAAATCCTTTGATTGTAAAGCCATCTCCTGTAAGTAAATCAAAAAATGCTTTTAATTTACCAAAGTTATCTACCTTATTCATTCTTATTATTTTCATGTTATTCTCCTATTAGTTATAAATTAAATTAACTTTTTTTGTTGATTTGAAATTGTATATATCTTGTAG